CTCGAAGCCTTCAAAGACCGAATCCAAATCAGACTTAGACGCTATAAACCCAGAACACTACAAGAAGGGGGGCAAGCAAGTGTGGCAGATGATGATAGATATCTGGGGCAAAGACTCATACATCGCGTTCTGCGAGATGAACGCCTTCAAGTACCGCATGCGGGCAGGGAACAAGCCGGGGAACAGCACGGAACAGGACATGGAGAAAGCGAAGTGGTACGAGAACCAGATACAACAGCTGCGCGATGAACAATCAAAAGGTAACCATCTATCCGACAATCTATCGCACACAGGAGGCAGTAATAACATCGTTAGATACAGTTCTAACGAGGATTAAGGAAGGCAAGAGCCAACCAAAGGTTGAGCTAATAAGAGAGGGTGACAAGTCCGTGAAGCAGGAGCTGCCTGCGGTATGCTTTAGCGGAATCTTTGAGAAGGATAAGCGAAGCGATGACAGCCTTAAGTTTCATAGCGGGTTAGTCATACTAGACTTCGACCACGTTGACGTAACGAGAACTAAATCTGCCTTGGCTGGGGACAAGTACATCATGTCTTGTTGGGCATCACCTAGCGGGGAGGGAGTTAAGGCTCTCGTCGAGATTACAAATACAGAAAGACACCGCGACCACTACCGCTCACTGATTAAATACTTTGACGAGCAGTACGGGCTTGAGTTAGATAGCACGGGAGAGAATGAAAGCCGGGCGTGCTTCGAATCTTACGACCCAGACATCGTTGTCAAGGCTGAGTACGAGAGGTATGGTGGCATGATGTCAGAGCATTCTCAGAACCAAGTTGTCAAAGACTTGTCTGGCAGGACTGACTTCACTAAGATAAACATAGCTGCCGCTATGATACGCAAAGCGGAGGAAGGAGATAAGCATAACGTGCTTGTTAAGGCTGCTAGTTTGATGGGTGGCTACATCGCAAGCGGAATTGTTGAAGAGGATGTTGCTCGGTGGATACTCGAAAGAGAGATTCAAAAACGGGACATCGACAATCTGGAGGGGGCTTTACTAACCATCAATGACGGGATAGCGAACGGAAAGAAGCTACCCATCAGTGAGGTAATCAATAGCGAAGAGAAGATTAAGAGAGACATGAAGCTGAATGATGGGGACATGTCCTTTATCAGCAGCGACGACGTTGACTACGATTGGATTGAGCAGTATGTGGATGGCAAGATACCCCTAGGTCTTAGTACAGGAAACCAATTCATGGATGATAACTTCGTGTTCAAAAAGGAGTTCGTCATGATTAATGGTCACAGTAATATCGGTAAGACAACCTTTGCGCTGTGGATGATGGTGGCAAGTTCAATGCATCACAATTGGAGGTGGGTAATCTACAGCTCAGAGAACCGTTCTGCTGCCGTGAAGATGAAGCTGGTTCAGTTTGCATTGAACAAGAAGATTGGTAGCACCACACACATTGAACGTAAAAAAGCTAGGGACTGGGTTGAGAAGCACTTTGTTGTAATCGACAACAGCAAAACCTACAGTTACATGGACATCATCTTGTTCTGTGAGAAGGTGCACAGGCAAAACCCTATTGACGGATTGTTTGTAGACCCATACAACAGTCTGAAGATTGAGATGAGTGCCAACCGTGGTGTCGGGCCGCACGAGTACCACTATGAAGCTGCCTCAGAGTTCTTGACCTTCAGCAACAACATGGATGTAGCTGTATGGGTAAACGCCCACAGTATTACAGAGAGTCAACGTAGAAAAGGCGATGACGGTTTGCAGGTTGCTCCTTACGCAGAGGATACCGAGCATGGTGGGAAGTGGGTGAATCGCAGTGACTGTTTCATCACGCTACACAGAAAGATTCAACACCCTGATGTTTTACAGCGCAGGTGTATTGAGATGCATGTGCGTAAAGTTAGAGAGGTGGATACTGGTGGAAAGCCTACGCCCTACGCACAGCCCATGATGTTTGAATTAAACTCAACACAAAGCGGATTCTCTATGCATGCACCTAACCAAAAACTATTCACATCTCTTGGTGAACAACTTGTTGGTAAACAAGAGCACTTCTAACCGTACCTTTTAGGGTATGGCTAAACGCCGGAAGAATTTAACGAGACCAACAAAGGGGAGGAAACGCAGAGACCTTAGCAGAGGTTCAGTGAAATTGAAGTCAACTCTTGAAACTTATTGTTATGATAGGTTGAAAGAATCAAGGATTGATTTCGGATATGAGAGCGAGACATTTCAGTTGATGGACTCGTTTAGGTATCCCGGAGTTTATCATAAGTCTACGCGGGGTAAGGATGTTATGACGGATGCAACAAACAAGGTGGTGCTTTCAATTAAGTACACACCAGACTTTGTTAGCCACGAAAATCGTTTCATTATTGAGACGAAAGGTTGGGTTCCATCACAACACACTTTTCCTTTAAGGTGGAAGCTGTTCTTGAAGTACATGTCAGACAACGACATGGATGACTACATGCTTTTCATCCCTAAAAACAAAAAGCAGATAGATGCCGCGATAACAATCATACTGAACCACATCAATGGAGAAGCAAAAACTTAGTCAGCTTTACAGCTACTGTACTCAAGAGATACAGAAGTTGACTACGGAGCTGTACGAGCAGCTTCACGACAACAAGGGTGCACCAGTCACGAACTGGGAGCAGACACTGGATGACGTACGAAAGTACAAGAAGCTAGTAATTTTTGAACTCGAAGCAATGAAGCACGCCCTTAAAGAATACATAGACGAATCAGATGTCGAGCAGCTTCCGTAAAGACCTTGAGTTCGGCAACAGGATAGAGATTGCTTGGATGAATTTCATGGGGGACAAAACCCTAAAGACATATGAGCAGTCAAAGGGTAAGGAACCCGGCTGGGATATCGTTGAGTTAAGCAACAAGGTTTACTTCGAGGTCAAGTGGGATACTAAGTCTTCGGCAGCTTGGTCTTCATACGGAACCCGTAGAGACCCCACTGGCAACTTGTTTATCGAGTACGTGAACCCAAGTGCGGATAAAGACAGTGGGATTCGAGCGTCGATTTCAAAGTACTGGGTCTACGTGGTTAAGTACGCACCTAATACTGTGGTTGATGAGAATAGTTTTGGCGAGTACAAGGCTCACGCACATCTGTTTAATCGAGAAAACTTGCTGAAGTTTTGTGAGTCCAGCAGCTTAAATACACGGGACACAAAGAGAGATGTAGGTAAAGGCATGCCGGTGAACGCTCGTGGTTGGATTCTTCCTTGGGATATTGTTAATCAATCGAAAAAAGATAGCGGATGGCTGGCTGTTTACGACATCTCTGACTATCTTTCTCTTCCGATTTTAACACAATGAAAAAGAGTATAAACAAAGAGTTTGGGATTCTTCATGAGGCTATTGAAAACATTTTCCATGTTGATTTGATTAAACGATGCCGAAACAGAGATAACGTAAACGCCCGAACAATTTTCTCCAAGATTTTACTGGACAAAGGGTACACAACAACAGCGATTGCAGAGTACCTAGGTTTAAAGAATCACTCTAGCATCGTTCATTACAGTAAACGATTTGACGGATACATTCTAAATGATAGAAGGCTAAAAGGTTCTTACGAAAGCGCAAAGGCAGTGTACTTCGGTAGCTTTGACCCAGTGTTTGACATGAGCAGTAAGGAACTTAAGGATGAGGTATTTAATCTCAGGAGAACAATCAAATCATTAGAAGATGATGTCACTGATGCAAAGGAATACCTGCGAGAAGTGAAGGAGAAGTATGTATGGAAAGGTGGGTTTGATGGGATACAAGAATTGCTGCACCAAAAGTGTCCGATTGGAGAAGAGATGAATGTACAACATGCCCTTAACACCTACCTAAATGGCCTACACTACTGACGACCTTGATAAAATCCTAGGCTTCTCGACTTGGACGGACAAGCAGAAGATGGATGAGCTCCTTAAGATGGACTGTGCTCTACACTGTGCGCTCGGAACGGAGTCAACAAAGAGTGAGCGGGAAGCTGTAAAGAAGAAGTCTCGAAAGATTTACAAAGCAATTAAGACATTCGATGAGCAGAACGGGGAGATGTTTTTACGAGTAATGGATTTGAAATGAAAGAGCAACCCACCAAAGAGTTTATAGCTGGGCTTAACAAATTCAAAAGGGACTACCTTGTTGAGGTGTTAGCAGAGAACGACGCACTATTAGCTGATGGCTTCGAGGAAGCTTTGATTGGTCACACGCAAGGGGCAAACGTCATAGCTGTGTACGATTACGACACCTGCGTTTCAATCCTAATTCATAGAGACGGTATGACTATTGAAGATGCCGTGGAGCACATGGAGTTCAACGTCGTTGGCTCGTACGTTGGGGAGAAGACTCCCGTGTTTATCTCGTACGGTTGATGTATATTGCATTGCGTTACGCCGGATAGTGCATAACGGATTTTGGTTACCTTTCAGACCCCTGCTCTTCGGAGTGGGGGTTTTTGTTAGCCACTACAGGACTCACAGTTCTCTGGGTCTTCGATGTTGCAGGTGATTTCACCTGACTTAATCTTGTCTTCGCACTCCTTTAGTTTCTTCGGGTCAAGGAAGCTGATATCAAATTCTTCTTCTTTCATCTTGTTCTAGATTTTTCAATGGTTCGTCCTGCAAAGTAAGCACCAAATGAGGTAAGCATAAGTATCTCAAGGAGAGACACGTAGCTGTCTTTCACGTTGAAAGGAAGGTTGTCCATAGAGTCTAACACCATGGTCATTACAAACATGACCATCAAGGCAATCAGTGTTACTGGCCTAATGTACTTGGCGAGCTTCACATCGCTACTCATGTCGGCTTTCCAACGCTCGGTCACATTGTTTTGATAAGCAATCTCCGCATCAACACGAGCCTTGGCTTCTTCTGGTGAAACACCCGGCTCTTTGTCAAGCAGGTTCTTGACCACACCAAGTGCTCCACTATCAGGAAGTAAATCCCCTACAGTACTTAGGACATTTGGTGCGGCCTTAGCAAGCCACTTACCTAGTCCGGTGTCTTTGATTTTCTTTTTATCAGCCATCATAATCAGTGTATGTGATTGTACATTCCTCACACTCCAGTGCTGCTGCAATGGGAGGGTAAACTCTTTTGTATGCTGCGGTCGAGCCACCGACAAATCCAGTGGACGCGATGTTCTCCGTCTGGGTATTGCCAAGCAAGAGGCACCCACTAGTATCGTCCTCATCGTTACCGCAATGAATCAGAATGTGTTCGAAGTTAGGCACATCCAATACCTCAAGCATACCCTTGTGCATTTCACCAAACCTTTTGGTGTACCTGTCGTGATATCCACCCCAAGTCTTTAGCCTTAGCTTGTATGTTCCCGCAGGGATTCGGGTCTCATGCATGACCTTCTCGTTTCTGTCTTCGTCCTCAAGGGTGAAACAGAGAAACTCACGGAACTCTGTCCCGTTGCTCGCATCAAACAACAGCCCTAGCGTGTCACGCTCTTGACTGCTAAACCTCATTACTTCTAGTTTCATTCTTCTGTGGATTCTATGTACTGCTCCTCAACGTAGAACGTAGGCTTAACCAAGCCCAAATAGGTATCAAGGAAGAGCTTATACCTCTCAAAAGTTTCAGGCTTCATGCTCTCCCTCTTACCTCTCAAGTATGCGTAGTAGTCTCTCGCATTCTTCAGGTTCTTTGTAAGTTTCCGAGACTCGTTTATGAATAGCTTGTAGTCTTCAGGATAGGATTGCTTCATGTGTTGTTCAGCCACTATAGACTTTAATGATGAGCGTGTTGATGCAACTATTCTTTGCTTGTCAAATACAGAGTTCTTATCCTCTAGTAATTCTTGGACGCGACCCTCACCAAAGATGCCTTCGAAGCTCTCTCCGTATTTATCGGCGACTATCTCGTATGCAGCAAGTTGCTCTTCACTGCTTAGCCTTCTATCCATAGGAAGGTTGTCCATTTCATTCACTAATTTGTCCAGCTCCTTGCTTCCAAATCCAAATGCATTACCCCCCATGAGCAGCATCTTTAGGTAGTAGTGAGCCATCATCGCGTCCTTGTCTTCGGGTCTGACAAAGTATTCAGTGCCGCTGCTCGTAACAATCCTGTTTGACGGAAGAGCTATGTTTTCCGCAACAGTTCTAGCATCATCTAGATAGTCACCATACGGGCCCATAAGTCGTGTAATACCCTGTGTGGTGTCTTTAGGCTTTCCTTTATAGTACACAGGGACAGACTTACCAAGCCTCTTCCATCTTTCATAGCCGTCATCATCACCTAAATCAAAGTCACCCTCCATCATCTTATCGTATGGGTAGAAGAGATGCTCATTTAAGATTTCTAACAT